ACAAGCGAGCATAAAGATATAGATAGAAAATATTTATTAGGGTTAAAAATGATAACCTCATCTATAAAGAAAGATATAAATGAGATTTTAATTTGCGCCAAAGTTTCACCAAAAGTTCAAAACCATATCAGAGGAAAAGCACCTAAACGCAAAAAACAATCCCAAATTGAAGCCGAACAGCTTGCTAAAGATATATGGGAGAAAGATTCGAGTATCACTCAAGAAAATATGGCTTATCAACTCAAAGATAAGTTAGAGCTGAAACAAAGTATCCAAACAATCATCCGCTGGATTAAACCTTTTCAGCCGAAAAAATAAAAATTTACCAATGATCATAAGTTGCTTTTGTATGTTGAAAAGCAACTTATATATGTTCAAAAGCAGCTTTTATACGTTGAAAAGCTGCTTATCCGTTTTTCAACCTTCCAAAAATCCCTTCTAATACCACCCGTAACGTTACACAACCTCACAAATATTTAACTAACGGAAGGTATCTTATGAACAGACCTCAAACCCAACCTAAAAAATTAATCAGCAAAGCAGATGTATTACATTTAGTTTCTTTTGGTGGAACTAAATTAAACGAATTAGTTAAAGCCAAACAATTCCCACAGCCGATCCGCTTTTCACAAAACTTTATCCGGTGGGATTTAGAAGAAGTGAATAACTGGATTGAAGAACAAAAAGCGGCTCGAGTTTAAGGAGGGAATATGATGACAACTAAACAAGTTACCCAAGATATTAATCTACTTCTGCCGGTACAAGAAATCAGTATCAAAGGCGAAGTTATGCAATATACCTTTGCAAGAACATTGCACGCTTTTTTAGGGAGCAAGCAAAAGTTTACAAACTGGTTCGATAGCCGTGTAGAGAAATATGACTTTATCGAAAATGAAGATTTTTGCGTAATAAATTTATCACGCAAAAAATCAAAAGGGCGAGGTGGGCATAACAAAATTGATTACCGCATTTCTCTTGATATGGCGAAGGAGTTAGCCATGGTGGAAAGCAACGAGCAGGGAAAATTAGCAAGACGTTATTTTATTCAATGCGAAAAAGCCTTACAGACTGTCGCACCGCAGATTCATTCCGAACTATTAACACAATGGAAAGCGACAAGAGACAGCACCGGCAAAGGCTACCGCCCACTATGCGCCGCGCTTGACCGCAATCGCAAACGGCAAGGAAAACCCATTCCTCGTTATTTGTTCACTAACGAAACCAACATGCTGACAAGTATCGTGCTAGGAATGAGTGTTCACAAATACAAAACAATTCATCAAATCACGGGCGAAATCCGTTCTCACCTAACCGCCGACCAACTCGCCGAACTGGAATATCTAGAACGAGCGGACGAAATGCTGTTAGACAGTGATGTGAACGACTTTGAAGCCCGTCGATTAAAGCTAATTGCAATGCGGAACAATCGTTTTGAGAAATTGGCAGCATAGGAGAATAACAAGTGAAAACTACCCAAGCGAAAACCGAAATCACAGCTCTACTTGCTCACCCTTTGAATTTATTTGAGGGAGTAGAAGGCATTAATGCCCGTAATGTGCATAGACTTTTGAAAGTGGGGCGTGATTATTCAAACTGGATTAAAGCCCGAATTAAACAAGCTGGATTTATTGAAAATCAAGATTTTGTGATTGTAGAAAATTTGAGCTCGCCAGCTTTGTTAAGCAAAAGTGATGAAGAATTGAGCTCACCAAATTTGGCGAGCGCAAAAAATAAGCGGTTATCAATGGCACGCCCTCAAAAACTTATTGACTACATCATCACCCTAGACACTGCTAAGCACCTTTGCTTGATGGAGAAAAACGAAATCGGGCGAGCTATCCGCCAACACTTTATCGAGGCAGAGAAACAGCTCAAACAGGTTGCACCAAAGATTTATAAAAACACCTTAGCCAAAACCCAAGCAAGATTAGAGGCTATCGATCATAACCGGGAAATGACTGACGCAATCCAAGCCAGTTTAAAACGACAAGGGAAAGCCCCAAAACCGCACCATTTCAGCATTAATCATGAACTGGTAGATAGCCTTGTCTTAGGTGAGAACGTTCGACAGTGGAAAGCTAAGCACGGAATTTTAGGCAGAGTACGAGATAGTTTTAATGTGAATCAAATGACTTTACTCAAACTCTTATTAAAGACCAATGCAAGCCTGATTAATTTAGATATGCCGTATCAAGAACGTAAGGCACAGTTGGAGAAATTAAGTCAGCGTTATTTAAGCGAGCAGTTGGCGGCATAAGACAACAAAATAAATTTACCGCTTGACACTTTCCCACGATAGGCATAGAGTAAAAAGGCAGTCTGAAAAAGAGATTGCCGAGCGTAGGAAACTCGAAAATTTAATTAACGGCGAACAGTAACACGCCTTTTAATCGTGTTATTTTTGTTTGTAGCACCCACACACCTAAAATAAGCCAATAGGCTTGTTCTCAATGGTAGTGTAACGGGCAGCCGAAAGGCTGATCGCTCTCCGTTAGTGGCGATATTTCCTACCCCGTTACGCTACCGCCCAAACCGTAGGAAAGTTTAGCGGTAGCCCTCGAGTTTACTAACGGAGCTATCAGAATGTTTACTTACCTATTTGCGGGCGTAATCCGCACAGACTTATCTAATCAAATCCATTATTTACGAATTACAGCTAAAACAGAAAATGAGGCGAGAGCCAAGTTATCCCGTCAATTCGTGCTTATTTTTGCGGGAAGAATAAAAGTATCCCCAACCTCCTCTTTAAGTCATAAGGGGGTGAATCATGCTTAAATATAACGCTATTCAATGCACACTATTTGAAAAAGTAGATAGTGACGACACCACCAAAGAAAGCCTAGAGGCTATCCGCACCGAAAGCGAACATCTTTGCGAATCAATCGAACATGGTTTATTTGCCATAGGGAAGATGATGGAACACTTAGGCTTTTTTGCCGATGAGAAAGAGCAGAATTTCAGCAATCAAGCCTTAGACAATCGCTCGATTAGACAATTAGGCGGATTAATTTCCGCTAATGCTTATCTTCTCAATGCGTTACGAGATAGCGCAAGCAATGCCGAATTTCACCTTAGCAATATGAAAGGGGGCGTAAATGAATAACGTTATCCTACACTATCAAGACGGGCGCACGTTTATTGGCGCGGAAGGTGTCACCCTTGCACGAGCGGAAGAAATCAAAGCCTACATTGAATCAAACAAAGATGATTTTAGCTATCGTGATGTTGTGGCAGTGGAGATTAAGCACACAGGGGGAAATGATGAAAAAGCCGAGAACGATTAAAGCACTCAAGGAACCATACAGCCCTACACCGGAGCAGTTAGAAAAATCGGTAAAACGTATCAAGCAGTTTTTAGCATTCGCTGAAGATTATTTGCATAACGGACACTATAACGGGTTAGTCACATCAATCGAGCAAATTAAGAAAGCGGCAACGATTAGAAAGCCGAGAACAGCGACAGGCGGTGGACGATGAATAGCAAAACAAGCGATAAACTCACCGCAATTTGTGAACGTGGGCTATACGACCAAATGATTTTAAATAATCAGATATTGGCGATAGCCGGTGAGCCGGAAAACATTCAAGACGATGTACTGCGGCATCAAATTATCGTATGCCTTCATTATTCACAATGCATAGAAAAAACGCTCCAACAGATTAAAAAGGTGGCAAAGCATGAACATAGATATTAATAACCTCAATGAAACAGAAGTAACCGCACTAACAGCGAGAATAAGACAACTTAACGGAGAAGATGTTAGCCCGATTCCTTATTTGATGGCATGTATAGCCGAATTGGCGGAAGTCTTTAAAACTATGCCGGAAACACAGCGCGAACAATTAACAAAGACAAGAAATGAGCTGCTTTTCCTTAGACTTCATTTTACTGAATTGAAAGATGAAACCATAAAAGCGCGTTTATCTAAAAAACCATTAAGCGATGAAGGATTGGTAAAAGTGGGCTTAATGATTGCCGCAGCCGAAAGCATTCTTGATATATTGGCCACATTACAAAATGCGGCAGATATACGATTAATGACTATTTCAAAAAATGGGCTTGAAATCATGGGAGCATACAATGGCACGATTAATTAATGCACCTCACCTTGCCGATCAACCGCATGAACCTTATTCTGATTTAATTATTCTTGCTGGGCGTAAAGCCTGGCAAGCATGGAATAAAGGGAAAGGCGAAGAATGGTTATTATTGTTTGAATTGGTATACGGGTTAAAACCGACTGAAAAACCTGTTATTCTAGGCGACAAGCAGCTTGATAATATTACAGGGATTAAACTTGCCGAACCGGAACAACAAACCATCAAACTGTTTCAATATGGCGAGCTTACAGCCGCACAAATTACCGCTATTTGCTTAAATTTAGCCGATAATACACAGGTTAAAGCCGTCGAACTTTACGATAATTCAGCACAGCTAAAAGAAGATTTAAGCGCTTATATTCAGCGGTTGCGAAGCGAGGATAGGAGCATTGCGAATTTAGTCGTCGAACCTGCGAAAATCAAGGACAAATCCCCTTTTAGTGAAAAGGCGCAATCATTCCGCCAATGGTTAAATTTAGACCTTGCTTTACAGCGTGGCAGCCGAGAAATTTATCATTATGACGGTAAAATCTGGGCGCAATTAGATAGCGAAGATTTAGAGGAAAAAGCAGTGCAATTTTTCAATGATAGCGATTTAGGTTACAGTATCCGCAGCATTGAAAGTTTAATCGGGACATTGAAAGCGCAACTACCGCGAATGGGTGATCAATCATCCGGCTTGCTTGCATTCAATGACGGTGTGCTAAACCGTAATACTCTTGTTTTTGAGGCGAGTAGTCGGGAACATTGGCTAACATCATTAATCCCGGTCAATTATCAAAATCAAGCGCAAAATACACCGCACTTTGATAAATGGCTAGACTTTGTTTCAGAGGGGAACGCCGACAAAAAGCACAATATTTTAGCCGCACTTTACGCTATTTTAACCAACCGCTATAACTGGCAAATGTTCTTTGAAATAACAGGCGTAGGGGGAAGTGGTAAATCTATTTTTGCACAAATTGCTACAATGTTAGCCGGAGAAGAAAACACTGACACGGCGAGATTGGCGATTTTGACGAACCTCGAGGGCGAGAGCCTTACAAAGATAAAACCTTGATTATTTGCCCGGAACAATCTCGCTATGGCGGAGACGGTTCGGGATTAAAAAGTATCAGCGGAGGCGACCCGGTTACGATTGACCCGAAGAATAAAAAAGCCTTTAAAGCGATTATTCCGGCAATCATTTTGATAGTCAATAACGAACCGACCCGATTTACTGAACGGGCAGGTGGTATTGAGCGGCGCAGGGTTATTTTTGCTTTTGACAAAGCCGTTCCGAAAGATAAACGAGATCCATATCTTATTGACAAACTGGCGCAGGAAGTCGGTGGAATCGTGCATAAATTGCTGAATACTTTTCCCGACCCAATGACAGCAAAGAAAGCCCTCGATAAACAAATGAGCAGTCAAGAAGCCTTGAGATTTAAGGTAAAAGCCGACCATATCACCGCATTTTGTGGCTATTTTTATACAACCGAGCAAGCAGACGGGCTATTTATCGGTAACGCCCGAATGTTTAATAAGGAGCGCACACATCTCTATCCGGCTTATTTAGCTTTTGTCGATGCAAATAACATTAAAGGGGAACTAAACTTGAATAACTTTTCCGAGGCTCTGCGACAAGGATTAGATCAATATAAAAACCCTTTTGACTATCAAAGCAGGCGGACAAATCAAGGGATTAGAACCAATGTAAAATTTAAAAATCTTGATGAATTTTTTGAGCATTTTATCAAGAGAAATTAGCAGAAAGGGCAGAAATGCCCTTTTTTGTGTATGGTGTTCACTAAAAGTGTGCATACCTTGTGAACTCAGTCATCACTGCTTAACTATATGATAAATAAAATAAAAATAGTGAAAGTGAATAGGTAAACACCTTTTGGGGTATATTTTTTCACACGTTATACTTTTACTCTTTTTCACATTGTTCTACATAGTCGCCCCAAAGTTGCATTACTGCTTTTCTCTCTTCAAAATAATCTGATCGGTTGTATGCTTTTCTTACTTGATCTTTTATGCCATGAGATAAACAAGCCTCAATGACATCATAATTAATCAATTTCTCATTAAGGTAAGTGCTGGCAATAGATCGTAAACCGTGGGCGGTCAATTTATTTTTATAGCCTAAATCAACAAGTGCTTTATTTGCCGTTTGACTATTCATTGGTTTATCACGCGCCCTGACACTTTGAAAAACATATTGAGCATTACTTGTAAATTCATACATAATTGCCAACACTTCAAGAGATTGTCTTGATAAAGGTACTCTATGTGCCTTTCTTGTTTTCATTTTTTCAGGCGGGATCAACCACTCTTTTTTATCTAAATCTATTTCCGCCCATTCTGCATTACTGGTTTCAGCCGGACGGGTCATTGTCAATAATTGAAAACGAAGTAAACAACGGGTAAATAATGATAATTTTGAGTGTTGAATTTTACGCAGTAGTGCCGGCAATTCTTCTGGACTGATTGTGGGATTATTCTCATTTTTGCCAAAATTAAATACCGCATTGACATTTAGGCAAGGATTAAACGGCAGTAAACCATAATTAACGGCATAGTTTAAAATCTCATTAATCAACCGAATAATGCGTTTTAATGTATCGCCTTTGCCTTGTTTATTTAACGGTTCTAACATTTCAATCACAACATTAGGAAGAATGTCAGCAACGAGCATATTCCCTAAAATTGGGAAAACATAAGTTTCTAATCTGCGCCAGTTCTTTTTTAATGTTAGCGGCTCAATCTCGGTGGCTTTTTTTTCTTTCCATTTTTCAGCGATTGAATAGAACTGGTTTTCTAACTTTTTCTCTTCTGCTTGTTCCTGCAGTTTTTTCTGTGCTTGCGGATCGATTCCTTGCGCTAAAAGAGTGCGATATTCTCCACGCTTAAGACGGGCATCAGCGAGAGAAACTTCAGGATACCTCCCTATTTTTAAATTAGTGCGTTTTTTAGTGGCTGGTGAAACATAATTAAACAACCAAATTTTACTTCCTGACGGTTTTATCCTTAAGTTAAGCCCTTCCCCATCAGAGAGATTATATTCCGTTTCTTTAGGCTTAGATTTTTCTATTTTGGTATTGTTTAAAGGTAGGACAGCCCTTGCCATATCTAGCACCTCATCAGTTTTAGTAACACAGTTTTGCGGCATGGTAACACAATTTTAAACTGTGTTACTATCTGTGTTACTAAAATCAGCGGTCAAAGGCGAATAAAGGCGATAAGCTAAGAAAGGTAAAATAGCGATAAACCCTTGTGGTTACTGGCATTAAAAAAGCCTTTCGAGTGATTACGAAAGGCTTTGAAAAGTATTTTGGTGCTCTGGGCGTGAAAATGCTTACTATATTTATCAAAGCCTTATTCAAATCTTGGTGCAAATTTTAATGAACCAAATATTTTTTACATTTTTTTGATTAAAAAAATATAGAGACTTGAACTCGCACGTTTAAATCCAATCGGAAAATGCGTTTTTCTGCGTTGTTTTGCGTTGAAAGATCTGAATAAAAAGATCTAAAAGGCTTTAGATCTGAAAAGCCTTGAACGAAGATCGCAATTTGCGTTGAAATACACACATTTAGTGTGCGGGCGTGGCGAAGGTTTGTCTGCGATTTTTCGTGCGTGAAAGTGGCTGAAAAATCAGGGGAAAATAAGGTTTTCGCCTTTGTGTTATGGGGTGTTTTGATATAATAAACTGGGGTGGAATTTAATAAATAAGGGACAAAAACAGCTTTGTTTTGGCGGTAAAAAACCCGTGTCAAGCACGGGAATTTTTATTTTAAAAGGATCTGTTTTTATTCAAACAGCTTGTATTCGCTGAAAGTGATTACTTCTTTTCCAACAATCATATTAATTTCTTTCAAGCGTTCTTGTAGAGGTATAATCTCATTCACGAAGAACACTTTCGTCGCTTTTTCTACATCACCAAAGCCACCAGTATTGTTTGGGATAATCCCCATCAATTGCGGAGGTACACGGTGCGCCGCTAACACATCATCACGGCTGGTGTTTTTAATATTTAAAAATTCATCTTTGCCAACTGCGTCCGACAGTGGAATCACTTGCAATCCGTCTTTTTTACCATTAGGAATATTGATGAACAAATTTTTGAAATTGCCCTTACCTTTGGTTTGTCGAATCTGCTCTTTAATGGCTTCAACATCATCTTTATTCTGCGTCGGATCTGTTAAATAAATTATCGACCCTGCATGTGCACCATTCAAATAATATTTACGGCGGAACAATGTTGCACTCTCATTTAAAAATGCGGATTGCAATGCCGCCAAATATTCCGGCACGCCATAAATTTCTTGATTCACATCAGGATTAACCAGATTGAAAACCGAATCTTTTGCAAACTCATGTTCATCAAAGCCGTTCACCACTTGATAAAATACGCCCTGTTCTACGCCAACCCGCATATATTTCGCCAGTGGTGCATTTAATGCCATCACATTCCCAAAGCGATTGCGTTTGATTTCAATATAGGCATTACCAAAAACTAAATAATCTTGCACCAATTTTTCAAGTTGCGTGCGTGGTAAAAGTGCGGTCGTTTTACAGGTTGAAAGCAAAATATTTTTCTTCACCGTGATCGCACTTTGATGATGTGCCGAGGCGTTCAATGCTTTAGAGAGATAACTCAAATTAATTGGCGGATTGTAATATTTTTGATACATCAACACCGGCTCGAAATAATTGAGTATTTCCGCACGGTCAAGCACGGGAATCGGCTCACCAAAACTAAAGGCTTCAGCGTTGGAATGTGAAGAAAGTGCGGTCGTTTTTTTACGTGATTTTTTCATTTATTAAATCCTATTCAAAGGTGAAAATTGTGGTTTGTGCGCTGCCGGCAACATCACCGCCGGAGCCATAAGGAACGTTTAAAATGCAATTCATAATCGCCCACGATAAATCGCCGTGGCTTGCTTCTTCCGAACGGTCGGAAACATAAGTGATTCTGCCTGTTCCGGTTGTGCGTTTTTTCACTGTCATAAAACTGGTGATAATTTCTTTGCCGTCAAATTTTAGGCGGCGTTTTTGAATGAGGTTTTGCGTTTTCAGCACCATTTCATTTTTTAAATCAGCGTTATAATCTAACCCTTGCGCCATCGGGTAAAATTTTCTCACTTCTTGATACACGCCCGAACCCATCCCAGTTTTATCAATCACAATACGGGTGACGTTATAATCATCACAAAATTGTTTGATTCGATTTGCTTGCGCTTCATAATCCATGCCGTGAAAGGTTTGCCAATGCAACACACGATAGTCGCCCCCTTCCACTTTAGGCGGGGCAACAATGGCGAGTGCCGCACGGTCGCCGGTAAATGCGGGGTCATAACCGAGCCAAACTTCACGATTGCCGAAAGGCCGTTGCCAAAAGGGTTTATAATCCGTCCACTCTTCTAAACTATCCACTTGGCATAGCTGCAAATCAGCAAATTTGAAAGCAGAGCTATCATCATCGGCAAATTGACACAAAAACAACTGCTCAAACTCTTCTTTGCTGTTCTCTGCAATCAAATCATCAATATTAAACAGGTCGCAGCCACCTTCCATCGCATCATAAATGCTCACAATTTGTTTCCATTGGCGATCTGCGCACAATTTCCCACTTTTTAAATTTTCGTGGGAAATATCAATTTCCACTTTTTCCGATTTCGCACGGTTGCGATTAAAGGCTTTGCCGGAAAAGAACGCATAAGCGGGGTGCGCAATGGTAGTGGGCGTAGAAAAGTAGGTTTGACGATACATCTTTTGCGCTGCCATCCCCGATGCCACTTTACGCATCACATCAAATTTCGGCACCCAAAATACTTCGTCAAAGTACAAATTGCCGTGATAGGATTGGGCGGTGGCCGAGTTTGTACCAAGGAAAATCAATTCTGCCCCATTCGGCAATTTGATCGTTTCCCCTTTTAAATCCACGTCTGCCGTCTGCTTGGCATAATTGACAATATAAGAACGGAACTGCAACGCCTGTTTTTTACTGGCTGAAAGAAAGATTTGATTATGCCCCGTTGTCAACGCATCAATAAAAGCTTCATGGGCAAAATAATAAGTCGCCCCAATCTGACGACTTTTCAAAATATTGCGGATTCTATATTCCTTCGCCTTGTGCCACACCCGCTGATAATTAAACATTCCCTCAAGAAAGCCATTAATCAACAATTCCTCTTGTTCCTGATCAATGGCATTCTGCTCGGCTTTCTTGCGTTCGCCTTTATTGCGATTAGCCAGTTTCGGATTCAAATCCACTTCATTCCCTTCTCCAAAGGAATATTTTTTCACTCGTGCCATACGTTCCATTTGGCGACCGAGTAAATCAATTTCTTTATAGTCTTTCTCATTTTTGTTTTCTTTCAGAATGAGCAAATTCAAACGGCTTTCAAGGGTCAGTTCTACACGCCCGACTGGTGCGAAGTCATCCCATTTTTCACGCTCTTTCCAACTGGAAATCGTCGATGTCGGAATATTTAACTGACGTGATATTTCCGCAATTTTATAACCGCTGAAATACATCACTTGTGCTTGGCGTTTTATGTCTGCCGTGGTTTCCTGTTGAGGTGTATTGTTGATAGGTTCTGTCATGCGTTATCTCTTAAATTTTAATAACGGCATAGTAGAAAGGATAAGTGCGGTCGTCTTTCAAGGCGTTTTGTGAAAGCTAAAGCAACAATGGCAAGCACTCGCACAGGTGTGAAAAGTCTTTCAGAATGAGCGCAACTTGAACCATAAAAAGGATAACCCATGCCGAAAAAATCAAAATGGTTTGTTGTTGCGACAGAGGGCGCAACCACAGACGGTCGTGAAATTCAGGGTAAGTGGATTGAGGAAATGGCTGAAAGCTATGATCCGAAAAATACTTACGGCGCACGCATTAACTTAGATCACATCAAATTCACCCTATTTTTTGAAGATATGCCGAATGCCCATTGTTTCGGTGATGTGATTGCGTTGAAAACCCAAAAACGTGAAGACGGTAAATTGCAATTATTAGCTGAAATCATCCCGACGGAAAGTTTGATTAAACTCAATCAGGCAGGGCAAAAAGTTTATACATCCGTTGAAATCGACACCAATTTTGCCGATACCGGCAAAGCCTATTTAGTCGGATTAGCGGTGACAGACAATCCGGCAAGCCTTGGCACAGAAATGCTTTCTTTTTCACATAACGGATTAAGTTCACGCAAATTAAAAGCGGATAACCTTTTTACAGCGGCCATTGAAACAGAATTGGAATTTGTGGAAGAAGCGGAAAAATCCCCGTCTATTCTTGAAAAAATCAAAGGATTATTCGCCAAAAAAGAAAAATCCGATGATGAACGTTTTGCCGTGCATGAGCAATCCATCGAATTGTTAGCCGAGCAGACCAAAGAAACCTTGGAAAAATTGACCGCACTTTCTGCCGATTTTGAAAAACAGAAAACGGAATTTTCCGCTATGCAAAGCAAGTTTACCCAACTTGAACAAACGCCATCTGCCGACTATACCGAACGCCCTCTTGTAGCAGGCGAAAAAGCCGAAGCAGACGGACGTTTCTTCTAATCATCACCACAGGAAGCCAAAATGAATAAATTTACCAAAACCAAATTAGCCCATTATTTCGCCGGTGTTGCTGCAGACAATGGTGAATCCGTAGAATTTGTTGCCGCAGGCGGTCAATTTACCGTTGAGCCAACCATTCAACAAAAACTCGAAAATGCCGTATTGGAAAACTCCGATTTTCTAAAACGCATTAATGTGGTGATGGTCACTGAAATGAAAGGGGCAACTTTGCGCTTAGGCGTATTAGGTCCGATTGCAAGCCGCACCGATACCAACAAAAAAGAACGTGAAACAAGAGACATTCACAGTCTTGAAGAAAACACCTACTCTTGTGAGCAAACCAATTTTGACACCCATTTAAACTATGCCACCTTGGATAGTTGGTCAAAATTCCCCGACTTTGCTGCACGCATAGGCAATCTCAAAGCCGAACGCATTGCCCATGACCGTATTATGATCGGGTTTCATGGTTCAAGTGTTGCCGCAACAACTAACCTCAAAACAAACCCATTATTGCAAGATGTTAATGTCGGCTGGTTACACCAAATCGAAACCAAAGCCACCGCCCGTGTGATGAAAGAAGAAACCAAAGGTAGCGGCAAAATCGAAATTGGCACAGGTAAAACCTACAAAAATCTTGATGCCTTTGTGTTCGCCCTCAAAGAAGACTTTATCCCCGAACAATACCGTGACGACACTAAATTAGTGGCAATCATGGGTAGTGATTTATTAGCGGATAAATACTTCCCACTATTTAACCAAGAAAAACCAAGCGAACAGGTTGCCGGTGATACAGTCATCAGCCAAAAACGCGTGGGCGGTTTACAAGCAGTTTCCGTGCCGTATTTCCCGAAAGGCACAGTGCTTATCACTGCATTGGATAACTTGTCAATCTACGTACAAGAAGGCAGAGTGCGCCGTCATTTTAAAGATAAACCGGAACGCAACCGTGTAGAAGACTATTTATCCTCAAATGAGGCGTATGTAGTCGAAAACTATGAGGCTGTCGCACTGGCGAAAAACATCACGATTGTTGATGCACCGGCTACCGAAACCACTAACGGCGCAACGGAATAAGCCAATGCGCCCGACTAAACGTCATTTTATCGAAGTCTCTGCCGCTTTAGCCAATGCGGCAGAAACCGAAGATTTAAGCCAATTTAGCGAATACGACAAAATGCTACGTTTGCTTGCCCGTCACAAAAAGGATTTGAAACAAATTCAATCCACGGTACGTAAAGCAGCGTTTAAAAAACGTATTTTGCCGGATTATCTGCCTTGGATTGAAGGCGCATTATCTGCCGGAACAGGTAAACAAGATAATGTGGTGATGACGTGGTGCGTGTGGGCGATTGATTGTGGCGAATATCACCTTGCTTTAACCATTGCCGAATATGCTGTTTTTCACGATTTGCGACTGCCTGAACCGTTCAGCCGAACACTAGGCACGCTTATCGCAGAAGAATTTGCCGACCAAGCCAAAGCGGCACAAGCGGCAAATCAACCTTTTGAAGTGACGTATTTGGAACAAGCCAATCGCATCACTGCCGATTGCGATATGCCGGACGAAAGCCGTGCCAGATTATTGCGTGAATTGGGCTTGCTTACTGCAGTAAAAAATCCCGAACAAGCCTTGCAATACCTTGAATCTGCCCTCGGTTTAGATCAGAAAATCGGCGTGAAAGGTGAAATTAAAAAACTCCGGAAACAATTAAACAAAACCGAAGAATAACGGTTTTTATACAGAGCAAACCACGCAGCCGCGGGGCGGATTCAAAGTGCGGTCAAATTTACTTAAATTTACACCGCACTTGATGAATCCCCACCCCGCTTTTTTTATAGGTAAACACAATGTCAGACGGTGCAATCTCAATCAAACTTGCCCCCGATTATGAAATGGGCGCAGTGCAAAAACAGGTCGAAACCTACCCTAACACCGATGATTTAATCACCAATGAACCCTTTTTCCCTGATTTGTCGATGTCGCAATGTCGAAATCAAATGCGACTTGACGGCACAGTGACCGAATATCGATTAAAAGATTCATTAATTGAAGCGATGGCATCGGTCAATGAAGAATTAACCGAATTTCAACAGGAAAATGCGAAATACGCTCATTTGAAAAATATTCCTGCGCCGGTTATCAATGAAGAAAGCATCTTAGTGCAACGTTATCAACGTGCCGTCATTTGCCTTGCCGTTGCCAATTTATACGAACGCTATGCCAGCTACGACAGCACCCATGAGGGCGAAAAGAAAATGGAACAACTTAAAGACATCATCGACCAACTCCGCCGAGATGCCCGTTTTGCTATTAGCGATATGTTGAAACGCCGAAGAATTGACGTGGAGCTGATCTAATGAAAGTGCGAGCCCAACAAAATGACAATCTCGATGCCATTGTTTACCGCCATTTAGGCAAAAGCCAAGGCTATTTAGAAATCGCATGCGAATTAAATCCGCACTTAATGCACTTACCCATTATTCCAATTGGAACAGAGGTGACATTACCCGAGCCTGACAACGAAAAAATCAGCGTTGCACAAGATACCTTGCAACTCTGGAGCTGATATGCACGAAACAACCACTAAAACCGCCTACACGGGCGCATTCACAAGTTTTATTATGGGGCGCATTGCCGATATGTTCGCAAATATTAATTGGGCCGATGTCGCATCTGTGGTCGGTATTGTCATCGCTGTCGCCACATTTCTGATTAATTGGTATTACAAGAAAAAAGATTTTGAATTAAGAAAATTAGAAGTAGAAGGAAAAATCAATGATAAGAAAAACCGCTAAATGGGCTTGCGGTATCACCGCCATTGTCGGTTTAACCCTCGCTTTATACGGCAATGAGATCCGCACCTCGGAAAAAGGGGTATTACTAATTGGCAATGCGGAAGGTTGCCAACGAAAACCCTATCACTGCCCTTCTGATATTCTAACCTTTGGTATCGGCACAACGGAAGCCGTAGAAAAAATCATCCCCAATAAAACTTATACCGATGAAGAAATCGCCCACGCTTTCGCCAAAGGGATTAAGCAAGCAGAAAAATGTGTAAACACCTACGCCAACGGACAAGCTATGCCGCAAGGTGCGTTTGATGCGCTCACATCCATCACGTTCAATGTCGGGTGCGGAAAACTCAAAAACAGCACGCTTTTTAAAATGGCAAGAAAAGGTTACAGCAAAGCTATGTGCGGTCAATTTGAACGTTGGATTTATGCCGGTGGCAAACCGCTGAAAGGCTTAATCGAGCGCAGACAAAAGGAAAAAGCCCTATGTTTAACTTCCTTAACTTCCTAAGTTCAAAAGAAAAATGGTTGTTATTAGTTGGCCCGCTACTACTCGTGCTGCTAATCCTATTTCAAGGTTGGCAGGCTAACCACTGGCACGCCGAAATGGTGAAAGAAGAACAGCTTAAAGCCAAATGGCAAGCCTCTTACATGGCATTAAACGAACACGTGCAACAGTTTGCCGAACAACAAAAGCAATTGACCCAAGCCGTCAATGAATTAAAACAACAACAAACCCAGCAAACACAGGATTTAAAAAATGCACTTAAACAACATCAAACTTGGGCTGACAGCCCTATTCCTGACAGCGTGCGTGGCGTGCTCAACGGATCCGCAAGCCATTAAACAACCGATACTTTGTCCGCAAACGGCAGAGTGCGGTCAATTTTCGCCACAAATTCGCACCAACGGCGAACTGGCGGAAGCCTATCAACAGGCACAACACCGTTTAAATTTATGCGTGGTTGAAAATCACAGCCTGAAACAATGTATTGATGAGTTTAATCAAAAGGAAAAAGCCAATGACTGATCAATTTGACCGTGCACAACAATTAGAAGAAATGCACCGCGAAATCGCCCTTAAAAAACACCGCACTTTTAAAGCGGTCAGCCGCCTTTACTGCGAAGATTGCGATGGGCCCATTCCCGAAAAACGCCGCCAAACCATTCAGGGTGTCACCCGTTGCGTGACGTGCCAAGAAATTGAGGAAAAACGCCAACGGAATGTTAGAAAATGAAAAAGCCCAACCAACTGCGCAAAATCCTTGAGCAAAGTTTGCCGGATTTTATTGAAAATCCCGACAAATTACAGCTCTACACGGATGGCGGACAAATCATCGCTACCGGAGCAAGCTCATTTAGTTTTGAATATCGCTACACACTGAACATCATTGTGACCGATTATGCCGGTGACATTGCTTCATTGGTTGTGCCGATGATTGCCTATCTACGCACCAATCAACCGGAAATCTTTGAAAATCCCCAACTGCGTGAAAATGCCTTCAAGTTTCAGGTGGATTACAACAATAACGACACCGCAGACATCAGTTTTGAAATCAAACTCACCGAGCGTGTGATCTCAAAAAAAGACGGCGACAGCGTGCAACTGAATTATGCAAAAGAACCGGTACTTGAGGATCCACGCTTGGTAAAAGTTTATTTGCAGACTTGGGATAATTTGATTTTTGAGGGTAAAGCATGATGAAAGACAACATTCAACAAGTCAAACTCGCTTTTGCCGAACTGTTGAAAAATATTAGTAAACCACGCCGACGTTTACTCTATCAACAAATTGGTCGGGAGCTTGCTCGGAATCAAAGAAGAAGGATTAAAGCGCAACAAAATCCCGATGGTTCAAATTATGCTCCTAGAAAACCCCGAAAACAATTTGGTAAGAAAAAAGGGCGAATTAAACGTCAATTAATGTTTAGAAAGCTCGCTATGCCCGCACATATGAAATTACGTTATGGACAAGATGAAATTTTGTTAGGTTTTTATGGGGGAGATGCAGTTATCGCTTCTGTTCACCAATACGGATTACAGAGTAGCCCATCTAAACATAAAGCGTTCAAAGTGAAATACGCCCAGCGTGAATTGCTAGGCTTTAATGATGAAGATATTGAGATGATTAAACGCTTTGTTATAAAAGCTATTGCAGAAGGGATTAATTAACTTAGTTTTTGATTGAGGCGATCAAGGTGTTTATTTAACCAATTAACGATATACAAAAGAATAGTTGCCGCTGCATAAAAAAGAACGGCACAAAGCGCATAAATAAACCAATCGCTTAAATAAAAAAGCGGGGCTAGAGCCAATACTATAGCAGCTAACGTGATATACCAAAACCGCATAGCAAGACCAAATACTACTATAGCTAGATAACCAATAGTGACAACACCACTGATAGCCATAGCAATAATAGCAGGCAATCCAAACACAAGTAACAGTAAGGTTAGGATAAGTTCCATGGCATTCTCCTTAGTAGATATTTTCATTTTTGAAAAATAATCAAACTTTGTCAATATAAAGAGTATAAAAAATGAATAAATTAGCCATTCAAGTCACCCTAAATGCGATTGATAAATTAACTGCGCCCTTTCGCAATGCCTCTAAAGAGGCGCAAAAGCTCGCTCAATCACTTAATCAAACCAAAACAGCAAAGAAAGGTTTAGAAGATCAGCAAAAATTAATTAATAGTTTTACTGCGCTAAAACAATCAGTCAGTCAAAATAAACAAGCATTGACGGAAGCGCAAAAGAAAGCACAAGATTTAGCGAAACAATTTAATGCGACGAGTAATCCAACCAAAAAACTAAAACGAGAATTTGAAAATGCAAAACGTGCAATCACCCAATTGAAACAAGCGCAAATTGCCGAAAATAATAAACTCAATCAAGCTCGCCGTGCATTATCTGAAGCTGGTATAAGTACAAAAAACTTGTCACAGTCACAAAGGGAACTAAAAAGAAAAATAGAAGCGGCTAATCAATCTATTCAAAAGCAAGAACAGCGGCTACAAAAATTAAATCAACGTACCAAAGAACAAGCCCGTTATCAAAAACAAGTGCAAAAATTAAAATCAGGCAGTGATTTTGCTGCAGGTTTTGGTATGCGTGCTATGGCTCACGGTGGCGCTGTATTGGGAAGTGGTTCATTGATGATGAAACCCGCCCTTGAATTTGAACAAGAGTTTTCCAATGTGCAGGCTTTAGCTCGATTAGATAAAACCAAAGATGCCGAAAAAATTAAGCAATTAAGAGATCAAGCGATTCAACTTGGCGCAACCACCTCATTTACCTCAAGAGATGTTGCTGCAGGGCAAGGTTATTTAGCTATGGCTGGGTTTAATGATAAACAAATTTTAGACTCTATGCCTGCCGTGTTAAATATGACTAAAGCAGCTGGAATGGAAATGGGACGGGTTGCAGATATTAGTTCGGATATTTCATCCGGGTTTAAAATTCCTGCAGCAGAAATGAATCGTGTCGCCGATGTGCTAACTCTCACGTTCACCTCAAGTAATACCAACCTTGAATTATTGGGTGAAACGATGAAATATCTTGGCCCTATTGCTGCGAGTACCGGGCAGGATTTTGAAACAATGTCAGCTATGGTGGGGTTATTAGGTAATGTAGGGATTAAAGGTTCTCAAGCCGGTACATCTCTACGTTCCGCTATGTTACGCCTTGCAGGGCCGCCAAAACAAGCTGCAAAAGCAATGAAAAAATTAGGTTTATCCGCAAAAGATAGCAAAGGCAACATGCGGGCATTAACCGATATTCTTGTCGATGTGGAAAAGAAAACGGCTAAGATGGGATCTGCGGACAAAATGGCCTATTACAAAGCTATTTTTGGTGCAGAAGCCGCAACAGCAATGGTAGAACTGGTTAAACAAGCCGGAATTAATGGCATTCAAGAAATGAGTGATAAGCTCCAAAGCGCTGCCGGCACAGCAGAAAAAGTAGCAGAAACCATGGCAGATAATGTTATGGGGGATCTTAAAAATCTGCAAAGTGCGAGTGAAGCTCTTACTATTTCTATCTTTGATGAAACATCAGATAGCCTACGGGAACTCATTCAACAATCAACTCAATTTTTACGCACCGCAAATCAATGGATAAAAGCTAATCCACAACTTGCCGCAAGCATTACTAAGTGGGTTGCAGGAATTAGTGCCGGATTAGTCGCCGTAGGCGCATTAAGTTTAGTTTTTAGTTACTTATTATATCCTGTTGGACGTGCTATTTTATTTTTCAATAAATTTACCGGTGCAAGTAAATTATTAAATCTCGTTTTATTTAATTCTGATAATAAATTTAAATTACTTAATAAATCCTTATTTTCCAGCAAAACAACATTCAATGGAGCCTCTTATGCAGGACGGCAATTTTTATCATTGATAAAATTAATACCAGCAAAATTCCTTGCCATATTGAGTAAAATGAAATCCCTTTCTTTTTGGCTGAACGGATTAAAAATGCTTGCTCGTGTAGCACTCTCACCGTTGCGTTTGGCATTGGTAGGAATCGGTTCTATATTAAGTTTCTTGCTATCGCCGATTGGCTTACTCACCGCCGCTTTTGTAGCTGCCGGTGTTTATATCTACCGAAATTGGGAAAAAGTGCGGGCATTTTTTGGTGGCTTTTGGGAAGGATTAAAATCCGGTCTCGCCCCTGTCATTGAAAAATTCAAACCATTGGGCGATCTGTTTGGTGTTGTGGTCGGTTGGATTGAAAAAGCAGTAAAATGGTTTACTGATTTACTCTCACCGGTTCAAAGCACCAGAGATGATCTAGATGCCGCCGCAAGTGCCGGTAAAAAATTTGGTGAATGGCTTGCTGCAGGGATTGATTTAGTCACTAAACCGTTGCAATGGGTGATGGATAGTATCAAGTGGGTTGTTGATAATATGCCAAGTGTAGATAAAATCGCTACAACGCTTGTATCTAAAGAGCATGCTGCACAACTCGAAAAAACGGCAAATATGGCGAATTATATGGGCATGGAAGAGTTTATCCCCTCGCCCCCAAAAGTACCAAATGTAAACAAATGGTCAGGTGGTTATGCAGGCAACGGTGGAAAATATGAGCCTAAAGGCATTTTCCACGGTGGCGAATATGTGATGACAAAAGAAGCCACGTCACGCCTTGGCATTCACACCCTAAACGCCCTCAATTACGGCAAACAAGCCTTGATTGCAGGTGGGTTAGGCATCAGTGTCGCCACAGCCGCACCGGTGCAAGTAGATCAACGACCGCCAATTTCGGCACGCCCTGTTGCAACACAGGTTGCACAGCCGATGAATGTGCAAATCACCATCAATGCTGCCCCGGGCATGAATGAAAAAGATATTGGACGCATTATTGAACAAAAATTTAGGCAAATCCAAAACCAAGAACAAGCACGTTCACGGAGCATTTTACGAGATCGTGTTTAACCAAAGGGCGAAAGCCCTTTTTTGTTTGATTAAAAAAATAACTCGCGTTATAGTAGGGGCATTACCCATAGGAGTGTGAAAAATGTTTAAAGAAAAAGGCTATGATGAATTTCTAGTGGCAAGTATTAAACGTGGTGAAGAAGATGTTGCGGCAGGGCGTGTCTTTACTTTAGAACAAACCAAAGCACATCTACAAAAAACGATCGAACAAAAAGCACAGGAGCTTGAAGCAGCCGAACGTGAAATGTTGATTTATGGCTAATATCATTTTTACCCAAGAAGCCGACCGCAACTTAAATGAAATTGTTGCCAACGTGATTGAATATACGGGTTATGAGGTCAGTGGAATTAAATTAGCCAATGATATTTTAGCTAAAATTGATGTTATCGCCTATATGCCTGCCGCTGCTGGTAGAATTATTCAGGATAACCGCCGTGAGGCATTCTGTCGTGGTTATCGTATTGTTTATGATATTGTCGGAAATGAGGTCTATATTCAAACCATTATCCACTCCCGCCGATTATATCCTCGTCCATAATTCTTTTTGAATTATCTATGAAAGCAAGTCTGATGACTTGCTTTTTTGTTACACCAAAATCCACACTTCCCCACCCTCGCATTTATCCCCCATCTCGCCAACAATAACGCTATTTATTACAACTGAAAAAAGGCTTTATGTCCGCCGAGTTCAACCGCCGATTAGATAACCTTATTCGCTTTGGCACCATTGACGAAGTTGATTACACAACAGCCCGTGTACGGGTAAAGAGCGGTCAAATTTTGACGGATTTTTTACCTTTTATTACGCTCCGTGCCGGCACAACAAAAACGTGGTCGCCCCCTACTGTGGGTGAGCAATGTGTGATTTTGGCGGCAAGCGGAGAATTTACTACGGCTTGCGTATTGGTTGGGCTTTACACGCAAAACAGCCCAAGCCACTCCCCTGATTTACACATTATTCAATTCGCCGATGATGCAACCATTGAATACAACCAAGTAAGCGGGAGATTGAACGTTGTAGGGATTAAATCCGCCTTTATCAATGCCAGTGAACAAATAGATATTTTTTGCCCCACAGTAAACATCAAAGGCAATGTCAATATTAATGGTTCACTTTCTACAAGCGGTACCAGCACCACAAAAGGCAATATCAGTACACAAGGCAGCGTAACGGCAAGCGGTGATATTAAAGGCGGCAGTATTAGCCTACAAAACCATAAACACCTTGAACAAGGTGACGGACAAGAAACGAGCAAAGCAAGATGAACAGATTCACAGGCGAACGATTAGCGGACGAATCCACCCACATCAAACAGTCTATTGCAGATATTTTACTCACCCCCATTGGCTCACGTATCCAACGGCGGGAATATGGCAGCCTAATTCCTATGCTGATTGACCGCCCGATTAGTCGCATTCTTATGCTACAACTTGCCGCTTGTGCGGTGACGGCGATTAACCGTTGGGAACCCCGTGTACAAATTACCCAATTTAAACCGCAACTGACAGAGCAAGGTATTACCGCCAGTTATGTAGTACGTTATCGCAAAAATAATCAAGAAATTCGTAATGAACAACTCTTACTCGGTGGCAAACAATGAGTGAACTTGTCGATTTATCAAAACTTGATGCACCCAAAGTGCTTGAAGATTTAAATTTTGAAACCTTACTCGCCGAGCGTAAGGCAGAATTTATTGCTTTATTCCCACAAGAAGAACGCGCATTTTGGCAAGCCCGATTAAACCTTGAAAGCGAACCTATCACTAAATTACTGCAAGAAGTGGTTTATCTGCAGTTGCTTGAACGTTCTCGAATTAACCAAGCGGCACAGGCGACTATGTTGGCGTATGCCACAGGTTCGGATCTTGATGTCATCGCTGCCAACTTCAACGTGCAACGACAAGTCATTCAAGCAGAGGACAACAGCGTTACGCCAAAAATACCGGCTATTTTAGAAAATGACACCTCATTAAGATTACGCACCCAACTTGCATTTGAGGGGCTTTCCGTTGCGGGTCCTCGCTCCGCTTACGTCTTTCACGCCCTTTCCGCTCATCCGGAAGTCGCCGATGTTTCAGTGGTTTCACCCGAACCGGCACAAGTGACCGTCACGATTTTAAGCCGAATCGGGCAAGGCACGGCAAGTGAAAGCGTATTAAATGCGGTGCGTAAAAAACTCAATGATGAAAATATCCGCCCTATTGGTGATCGTGTGACTGTGCAAAGTGCGGTGATCCACGCTTATAGCATCCGAGCCAAATTACACTTATACCGTGGGCCGGAATATGAACCAATCAAAGCCGAGGCATTGAAAAAACTCACTGCCTACACGGAAGAAAAACGAAGACTTGGGCGTGATATTAGCCTTTCTGGTATTTATGCCGCTTTGCATTTAGAAGGCGTGCAACGTGTGGAATTATTAAGCCCCACTGCCGACATTGTGCTACCAAGCTCAAAATCCGCTTATTGCACCGACATTAATCTTGAGATTGTGACCAGTGATGATTACTAGCCACTTATTGCCGATTGGTTCAACACCACTGGAAAAACGGGCGGCGGAAATTCTAAAAAGTGCGGTTGAAAATCCCATCATTATTGCGGATTTAATCAATCCTGACCGATGCCCTGTTGAATTGCTCCCCTATCTTGCATGGGCGTTTTCCGTTGATAAATGGGACGAACATTGGACGGAGGAAGTAAAACGTATTGCGATCAAACAATCCTACTTTGTACATAAACATAAGGGGACGATTGCCGCCGTTAAACGGGTGATTGAACCTATCGGCTATTTAGTTGAGCTGAAAGAATGGTTTAACACTCAACCGCAAGGAATCCCCGGCACATTTAGCCTAACTGTGGAAGTGCCGGAAAGTGGCCTGAGTGAACAAACCTACAATGAATTAGTGCGACTGGTCAATGATGTAAAACCTGTCTCACGCCACTTAATACAGCTTGCTATCGCTATCTCGCCTACCGGCTCACTTAACACATTTGTCGGGCAACAAGAGGGCGAAGTTATCACCATTTACCCACAAGGATAATTATGGCTTCACAATATTTTGCAATTTTGACGGATTACGGCACAACCGCTTTTGCCAACGCATTAAGCAGTAAACAGCCGTTACAACTCACCACCTTTGCCGTGGGTGACGGGAACGGACAAGTCGTTACCCCAACAGCCAATCGCACCGCACTTGCACGTGAAAAACACCGTGCGCCGGTAAGTGCAGTTTCGCTCGATCCTCGCAACAATAAACAAGTGATTGTCGAACTGACCATTCCTGAAAATGTGGGCGGTTTCTATATTCGCGAAATGGGCGTATTTGATAATCAAAACAAACTGGTTGCCTATGCCAACTGCCCAGAAAGTTTTAAACCGACCGAAAGCAGTGGTAGCGGAAAAGTTCAAGTATTACGCATGATTCTCAAAGTTTCATCATCAGATGCAGTCACATTGAGCATTGATCACAGCGTGATTTTTGTTACACGCCAACAACTAAACCCTAAAACTATCACCGCAGAAACACAAAACGGATTTGATGAAAGTGGTCACACTCACGAAATTGATCGTGCGAATACGGAAAAAGCCGGTATTGTTCAGCTCTCAAATGACGACAACAGCGATGATGAAACCAAAGCCCCGACATTAAAAGCGATTAAAAAACTCAAAGGGCTTTATGACGGATTGCGGCGTTTGTTGGATAACTACATTCCCAACAGCAAAAAATCCAATGCGGTTAATAGTGCGTCATCTGATACGGTGGCAACTTCGGTTGCGGTTAAAACAGCTTATGACAAAGGAGTGGAAGCAAAAAACGCTGCTGATAATGCTAACAACAATGTAAACAGACGTGCGTTTGGACTTGCATTATCAAACGAGGATTTAAACAGCATTGCTGTTACCGGCATTTACGGACAATCTTTAAATTCCAACTCAACATCAGCTCGACATTATCCAATAGAACAAGCCGGGAAGCTGATAGTGACTGGAAGCTCCGGCTTTGGCGCACAGCAGCTTTATATCAGTTATCACGATAATCACATTTATGCGCGAGGGAAAAATCAAAATGGTTGGAGTGACTGGAAACGCATTGACGGCTTAAACGGAGTGTCAAAATCGGGCGATACGATGACCGGAAATCTGGTCATTGATACGGATGATTCGTTGCTTAAAGGTAAAAGAAGCGGGGTGAATAAATATGCTGTCGGGCTACGAAATAGTACAAGTAACGATGTTGTCGTGCTCAATTATACTGATAATACCTCGATCGAATTGCTTGCGAATTCGGTTTACTCAAATAAAACGCTTGTCGCGCCGGGAATGATTCTGGAGGATTCTGATTGGACGGGATTAAATATAAAAAATTTATCGGGTCGCTACGTCAGATTTGAAGGCAATCCTCATTCCGCAACTAACATGCTGACTATTATGTATAGGGAAGCAAACGGAACAAATATTAATACGGTTTCTTTGCGGAAGAAAGGCGGTACGCTGGCATTACTTGAAGATTTTACCTATCAAAAAATTGGTAATTTCGAAGTTAGACGCTATCCAGACGGAACGATGATTCAGACTTATTTCGCTGAATTCAATGATATTTTCGGCGCTAACTCCGGACTGGGCGGTTCTGGGCAAAAACAATTAACTTGGGCTGCGGCTTTTGTTGGTAAACCCATAGTGTTTGGCAACATCACCACATCTCTAGAGGAGAATCATAATGCAGGAGTAAATATACTTACTAAATCAACAAACACTACATTATATTGGTATAACTATGAGAGTGGTAGCGCTAATCAGAGGTTGTGCCGCTTGCAATTTTTGGCAATCGGGAGATGGAGATAATGGCAATTTATTTTAAAGACGGATTTTTTAATGATGATTTTGGCGGGTTTGTGCCGGAAGGCGCGATAGAAATCAGCGAAGAAAAATATATTGAGTTGCTTGAGGGGCAAGAGCAAGGAAAACAAATCATCAGTGATAAACAAGGAACCCCAGTACTGCTTGAGCCACAACCCAGTCCGGCTCACGAATTAAAAGATGGTGAGTGGATTATTTCAAAAACCAAAATAACCGCACTTACCACCCAACGCAAAACAACCCTTTTACAACGCATTGCGGACAAAACCGATCAATTTAAAATGCAATATCTGCAAGGGTATTCTCAAGCCGAGATTGACAGTTTTTACCGTCAAGAACGTGAAGCGAGAAATGAATTGCCGGAAATGATTTTAAC